CATAGTACTTGGAGAACCTCCAGATGGCACCCGATTGTATATTGGATGAATTAATCACGAACTCAGGTTTGCACGGCAGACATCCGAGAGTCCTGTCTCCGAACATGTGCTTGGCTAGCATGCGTGGCAGTCTGTCGCCGCCAGTGCCAGGCAGGAAGAAACTCGTGATGATAGCCCATACATCTAGCGTGTGTCCTGCCAGGTCTATCAGGGGTTTGGCAACCAGGCGCTCAAAGTTGCTGGGGTTCAGCTTATCCCAGTTCATACCCAGCACGGCGGCCGTTATTGACCCGCCTGATACGCTGGACACCCGGTCTATCTCGTTGAGGATACCCAGCTCACACAGGCGCCACACGGCGCCGGCATGGAACAGCATGGCTCTGTATCCACCACCTGATAGACAGAGTGCTACCCCTTTGGGTTCATATTCCTTGGGGTCTATTGCAATACGTTCAACTGGTTCGTGCATTGTGATTCTCCTAACCCAGGAATTCTCCTGTCTCTATATCAACCCTGGCTGTATTTATACTGTATTTATAGAACCGTTTGTGTCCTTCACGGTCTACTTCACCGTTGGGCCCCATCCATTCGCGCAGTATCTCAAACAATCTGAAGTTGGATTCAAATGCTTGCTTGCCATCTGCCTTTGGTGAATAGTACTCAAAGGGCGGTTCGCCAATACCACATACCCCACCGGTGAACTCAAAGCCAGGGTTACGCTCTTTGAACAAGCGTACGATCCGGTCCCATTCTTCCTTTGTTACATCTATCCACTTGGCTTCCTTCACTCTTCATATCCTTTCTCAAATAATTGATCAATACAGTCGCTACATATCTTTAGTGTTGCATACTCTTCGCCAGAAGTGTCTATACAAAGGACCGGCAGAGTCCTATAGCAATTATCACACTGGTCATGATCCGCATGTATTACAGCAACATCTCTTTCATATTTTTGTTCTTCGCATTTAATAACTGCTATTTTACGCCTCACCCTTCCTCTCCTTTCTCAAACCCATTAAGGTGTGCTGATTTCCCACATACGCCACATATATTCAGCACATCTTCTTTATCGCTGATGCTCCTATATTGACTCAGGGGCATTTTGTCTCCACACGCATCACAAATGGCGACATTATCCTTATCACATGCCGTATCCTTGCGGTGTTCGGTGAGGATGTCATTTAAAATTGACTTAGCAAACTGAATTGCTGTGCAATCTCTTACAGTATGGGTTTTCATGGAGAATTTGTTTAGACATTCAATTTCATCCTCAATCCTCTTGATTAGTTTCTCCTCGCCGGTCTTCATATTCATAATCTTGAATATCATACCCCATTCAATTCCCATCATTCCCTCGCTTTCTTACGGCATTCACTTATCTTCTCCTAAGTTCTTACATTGGCCCCATGCCATTGTCAATCCTCCAGCATCTTTGCATGCAGATAGTCTTCCGCTGCTTTCTTATTACTGCCGAAGTTGTACCATATCCAGTGTGGATATGCCTTCGTCTGTATAGCCCAGCCGCCCCATCTCTCAGCGACTTCGTAGTCTCTCCAGTTCTTCATCTGTCAATCCTCCAGCATTTCCTGCACCATGTCCTCGAAGGACATCTGTGGTGTCCATCGTAATTCGCGTCTAGCACGCGTAGCATCGCCTATAAGGACGTTTACTTCCGAAGGGCGGTAGAACTCCGGGTTGATGCACACAACGATCACCTTAGTGTCCTGAGCGACTCCTATCTCGGATTCCGGGGTGTCTTTCCTGACCCATTCTATGTCTATGCCGGCACCGAGTTTGAATGCCACCTCTATGAAGTCACGTACCTTGCGCGTAACACCCGTAGCTAACACGTAGTCCTTCATGGGTTTAGAATCATCCTGGCCGGTTAGGATCATATGCATACCGCGCACCATGTCCTTGGCATGGGCCCAATCCCGGCAGGCTTCGAGGTTCCCCAGTTCCAGTGGCGATATGTATTCCCCACGCTCACATGCCGCCTTGTATTCCTTGACGTAATCGCATATCTTCCTGGTAACAAACACCTTACCACGTCTCTTGCTCTCGTGGTTGAAGAGTATGCCAGAGCAGCACCTGAGACCATATGCCTCCCGGTAATTCCTCACCATCCAGTAGGCGGCGAGCTTGGCGACACCGTAGGGGCTCCGGGGGTGGAACTTTGAGTCCTCGTTGAATGGAGGGGCGTCTATGCCCCCGAACATTTCTGACGTCGAAGCCTGGTAGAACTTGGTGTGTGGCGACCCCTGCCTGATGGCCTCAAGGAATGTCAGCACACCCACAGCATTGGAGCTGAACGTGTAGTACGGCTCATCGAATGAGCTCTTGACAAACGACTGGGCGCCCAGGTTATATATCTCGTCGAATCCCATGTCGACAAGCTTGCGGATTGACGCTGCGTCATTCAGGTCACCCTGTGCCAGGTGTATCTTGTCGATGATGCCGGCAATGTTATCGTTGTTGGGTACAGACTTGCGCCTGTTCATCCCCCACACTTCGTACCCGTTATCCAACAGGTACTCGGCCATGTATGACCCGTCCTGACCAGTTATGCCGGTCACAAGACTTTTCTTACTCATCTGTATCTCCCTTTTCTGTTGACGATGATTCTGTTGAGCCCGACTCGCTGCTCTCCGGTATGCGTTCGACCACGAGTTTAACCCTGAAGGGTTTGCCGTTCTCCATCGTGAACTCACGATACTTCACGCGGAATGTCGCCGGGTTCTCCCCCGTATAGTTAATAATCTCACCCTTGTCCGGCAGCGCAAGCATGTTGCCCGTAGCGATTACCCGGCCTTCGCATTCAAACGTTACTTCCATAATCATTTGGTGGTCTCCTGTTCTTTGAGTCTGCGTAATTCCCTGAGATAGTCTTCCATCTCCTTCATATGCTTCAGATTTAGATACTGCGATAGCGATATCATCAGGCAGGATGCCCTCTCTGAACTCTTGTGCCATATAGTATACCAAAGATCCCAGATCATGTTTCCTCCTTCAGGTTAGCTCCACAGTAGGGGCATACATGTTCCTTGTTATGTTCTTCCTCCATTGTCATTATAAGATCGTTCATTGCATTTGCTATATCACGGACACTCAGGGCTGCATGGCTTAAGGCATCAGAAAGGTCTGCTCCTGGCACTATCTGACCTTGCCAGCTGTATGTATCATTCACCACGTTGTTCATCTGTGCCTGGATATTATACAGCTTATAGTTCAACATGGTAATATGGATCCCCTATCTTCTATATAAATAACAACACAAGGATGTTAATCTTTAACGGTCAGTCGGAGGTCATGCATGAATTTCTTTATCTCATGTTCATCATGTCCATCGGGATATGAACAGTATTTATGGCATTGTGGCAGCATGTTCGCTATGTTGCGCTTGTCTTCTTTTGACAGTACGATTACGATTGGTTCTTCTGTGCTGTCAAACACATGACCGTTGACTTTGACTCTCATTACGTATCTCCTGTGCCTATGCACGCATTATACAGCTGTCACCATCACCATCATTAACAAACCCTAGCTCTTCTAGTTTTGACACCAGCCATCGCACATCCGTATGTATGTTGATAAGCATTTCAAAGTCGTCGCGGGATAACCCTGTTAAATCTACGGTGTCTTCATGGACATCTATTTCTTCTACGCTTATATTATTGCCGCTATACCGATCTTTGATAGTCTCCAGTTTATGGCTGTGTGATGCCACTCTGACTGCATTCATGGCCTCTATACTTGAGCCACAGAATGGACATTGATCAATGGGTGCCTGTCTCTGGGTTGCTTGTGTCGACATCTTTCTCTCCCTTATTTGGGCTGATGGTCAGCCTGCTGTTCTGCATCTTGATAGTGAACCCCGCATTTGATATAGCTATAATGATTTCATCTACCATGGCTACCGCGCCTACGAACCATACGTAGTTCAGTAATATGCAGTCATATGTGTCTTGTATCATCAACAGACCCCAGCAAACAATTATAAGTATCCACATCAAGCTTATCTTCATTGTCGTCTCCAGTAAAAGGTGGGGGAGCCAATCCACAGGCAGACTCTTTGTTGGCTTTTATTCCATGTCTAGTCGCCCTAGGCTGAGGCCATGGCTTTGTTCCTAGGATGGTGCTGAAGCACACTCGACTACAAGGTAATGCCTGTGACCCCCATGATGTTAGTGCCTATTCTTTGCTTCTCTGCTGCATGCGTGGCACACTATTGTGTTACGGTTCTTCTTTGGCCTATGTCCTGGGAAGTTGCGCTGGAATATCCATACGGGCATACCATTTAGGTTGCAGTTAATCGCCGGCTCAGTATCTGATTCATAGCGCTTCCTGCATATGTCGCATCTCCATGGTTTAGGCATTATTTATCTACTCCCGGGCTGAACCAGTGGCCTGCATAGCCACAGTCGAACACCTCTGTCTCTGCACCCATGGTGGATGGCAGGTTGAGGTCAAGTACCACGCGGCCTGACACAGCACAGCCATCAGTAGCACAGTAATTCCGAATGAGTCCAGTCTGCTGGTTATGCACCTGGAATACCTGTCCAGATGCCACTTCGCTCAGTGGCAGTAGCCTGTCTTCGATCTCTGTGATGCCTGAATCGAACTCCTCGATCATGCACACCGGCTTGACCAGCGTACTGGGGTTCATCAACACCGGCACTGGGTTCAGTGTGATCTGACAGAATTCCGGGATGACGATGTTGCTGACCTTAATCGCCATAAGGATGGGATCTCCATCTTCTTCTGCCGGATACTTAAACGCATGACCTGCTTCTAAATCATTCAGTTGCATATCATTTCCTCCATAGTAATAGTTATCAGTAAGAAACGGGCTTCCGGACCAATAGGGGGTTGGGTAGGACGCTTATTGAGGTGACCCTTCAGCCCGTTATTATTTATTAGGTTTATACTGTGCTCTTATCTTCTCCACATAGTCTTTTACATGATAGTCCTGATGCTTATGCATCGTCTCTTTGAACTTATTTAATGCCTTCTCCATTGCCATGGCCTCATATCCATGACCCTCTGCCTTTGCCTGTTCTATATCCTTCTGCACCTTGTGCTTAAATTCTTCCAGGCCATGCACCGTCTGCTTGACACCCTTGAATATGGTACGTATCATACCCAGGGCGCCCGTGAAGAATGGAATGCCAGTGAATATCTGGGCAGCCAGAAGGCCGCCGGCTATGAGTATGATGATGCCAAAGAATCCCCATACGGCAGTACCGAACCGCCACCTCCACTTACCGGACTCTGACTTGGCTTCGGCTATCTTGTCTTGCGTGGTGGCATTCAGGGTAGCCAGATCGTTATTCATCTTCTTGACCTGTTCTTGCAGGTCATGTATATTCTTATCTTTCTCCTTGATGGCGTTGTCTGCTTCGCTGAACACCTTACTGATTGACTCCGGGTCACTGGGGTCGAAGTCCATGTTCACGCCTACCAGGCCCAGGAACCTGTAGCTCATGTCATATAGTATCTTGGCTTCTTTTGATTCTGCTTCTGTTCCTTTATAGTATACCTTAGCGGCAGTCACGTTCTGCAGGCTGGCACCAGCCGCCAGGTGCTGCTTGGACTTGAATGACAGCTCCTTCTCCTGGGGGATGTCCTTGATCTTTGGTTTGTAATGCCGTTGTTGTACCTCAACCAGTGAACAACCACTGATCGTCACGGCGAGCAATACTGTCAACAACCATTTAGAATGGGACATCATCTTCCCTCGGAATAGGTTCATCATCCAGCATGAATTCGCCGTCTACATCACTAAACTCTACTTCTGTTACAGTAACAATTGGGTCTTGATGATTAAATGTAGCTGGCAGATCATTAATCACTTCCACCAGTGGTGTATCTGCCCCGCAATATCGGCATGTTCCGTGCACCAAAACATCTTTGCGGGGTACCGTTGCACCCTCCGTCACATCCTCTCCGTGCTTCTTGGACTCCACGCATATTTCGTACACGTCAGCATCCGCAATATACGTAACACCCAGAACTCGTCCATCATTTATTCCGAGTATCAGTGCAAGAGCTGATCCGCTGAGCACGAGTCTTACTTTGGGCTTTCTTACTATCATATTATCCCCTGTGTTGTAAGGTAACGAGAATCTTCACCTGCCGCTATTCTGGCCAGAAGGTATTCTGCAGCAGTCATGCTCTCGTTATACCGGTCGGGGGAGCCGCAAAACTTACATGGTATACCACATATCTTTGGCGACGTACACACGGGACATTCTGATTTTGGCAGCAGTCCTAGTGTCCGGTCGTCCGGTTTCCTGGTGTTGTTGTAGCCGAACATGTTCACTACTATCCTGGAGTTTGCGCTGGGGTAGGGTGTACCAACGCCTATCACCGCGTCTACGTTACCGATAACATCGTCTTCTGTTACAAGTGCTGCTTGTCCAAAGTTTAAAGCCCCGCATTCAAATACCTCGTCTATGAGCACGCATAATTTTGACCGGCGTCTATTCAATGGCTCCAGTCCCAGGCTAGCCATAACCTGAGAGGATTTATCTTGTATCTCTTTCTTCCATTGCAGACGCCGGCCACCGCACACCCACATGGGGAAGAGGCCACGCTCTACCATGACAGCAGCAGCCGCCAACAGTAGCGTAGTCTTACCCGTTCTCCGCCCGGAGGCATAAAGGATCCTGTCCATGGTCAGTCATCCTTTGTTCGTGAGCCATCCCACAGTTCGTTCTGCGGCACTCCTTCCCAACACAATCTCTTGTACCTGCAGTAGCTGCACTGCCAGTCACCCTTCTCCACGAAGCGTTCGTTGCCAACCATGGCTGTCTCGCCTTTGTTCAGATCACCTGCTGCCAGCATCTCTTCGAGCTTTACCTTGCTGTACTGCAGTGTGAAGTCCCTGGGAGGCAGCGTCTCGCTCTCAGTGCACCCCCACAGCTCATCGAAGCGTTGGAAGATACCCTGTAGGGTTATATGTGGCCATGCCGTCGGTTCGCCTTCCAGCCCTGGTTTGATGACCACGCTTATGATGCCGTCGTTGTTCGCCAGACGGAGCGTGTGCTGGTTCTTTACCCCATTGTCCCTGGATATATAGAACAGGATCCATTCCTCCATGCCATACCGCGCATAGAATGCCAGGTATATCATGGACTGCAGGACGTGTTCCACCTTGGGCTCCAGAACCCCGCGATCAGGTGCAATGACCCGCTTGGCACCATTGTATCCCCAGACGGATTTGACTTCGACACCAATCTTATTGTGGTTAGGGTCGTCTGCGAGTATGAGATCCACTCTGCCGTGTACATGGTGCTCAGGTATCCATATGTCACACTCTGCAGCATCAACCATGCGTGCTCCCCTGAAGATGCGCTCCACCATCTCGTGGCAGGCATTACCCAGCTCCATCTTGGTGATAGCCTGTGGTGTGTCCGGATCACTGGCCTCCATACCCTTGATGCGCCAGTATTCCTTGCGATTACAACTACCGAGCACCTCTTCTCCCACCTTAATGGATGCAGCAGAGGGGTGCAACGTCATGGATGGACGCACCGGCTTTATCACAGGGTCTGTCAGCTGCCTATCAAATATTTCTAGTACATTCATTATTGTCTCCCTATTCCAAGTCAGTTAATATATCGTTATCATCTGTGTCGTCAACAATATCTTCTACGGCAAGAGTGTCATCCACAAAGGATTCCAGTTGGTCTCTTGCCATCTGCAGCTCTGATTCCAGCCGTGCAGACTTCTGTTTCTCTTTCCTTAGCTTGCTGGCTATCATAAGGTTCAGAGCATTGACCTTCTTTACGGTAGAGCTAAGCTCATGAATGCGCACGTCCTTCTCATTGGACTTGAGCTTCTTCCGTTGTTTAACAGGCTTTCCTGTCGCAGGGCCCACGAGCCTGGCGAACAGTCCACCTTCATTGTCGTTGTTGATCTGACTGGAATCTGTTGACATCATGATCTATCTCTGTTCGCGTTGCCTCTTGCATTTTACCCGTATAGGGATTCATTTTGAACAGGATCTCTCCCTCGGCCCCTGTTATCTTATTCTTTGCCACTTCAAGCTCAAACACAGGCATCTTGTAGTCAGGTCTATCCGGATGTAGCCAGAATGTACGACAATGCACTGGGTGAATGGCATGCAGCTCATTATGCCCAAGCATGATAGCGTTGCAGTCGTATTCTAACTGTCCTGTTTCTGCTATGCCTCTGACAGTGGGTCTCGCGCCATGCATCTCCTTTATGAGCTCCATGGTAGCAACCATGGTGAAGTCGTGTACAACTACATCATCCTTGATACGCTGCGATAGATTCTTGTACTTAGTGCGTTCGTCATTCCCTGTGGCATCTGACAGCTTATGCATATTGTCCAGGAATACTAGGATGTTACGCTCCCTGTGCTTCTCCTTGAGTGCACAGATATGGTTTGATATCTGAGCATACATGGTACCATGGTCCTGATCAAACACATACAGCCTACCATCACTGATATACCTCATCAGTCTACTCTTTGCCTGTCTTACCAGGTCTAACTGCTGCAGGTCGTTTATATATTTCTTGGGGAATGTTATGTATCGTGAATAAAGCCCTGTTTCTATGCCGAGTAGCCTGGGTATAAATTGTGCTCTTGAATCGTCTATCGTGAAGACAGCTACGCACAGATTCTGGTTCGCCTCTTCGTTGCGTACGATATTCCATACAAGGTTGGCAAACAAGGTTGTCTTCCCCATGGATGGCAGGGCGCCCAGGCCTATGAATGAATGCCGGGTCGGGATGCCGTCCAGTATCTCATTCATGGCAGGGAATCCACAGTCCCACCCCATGAAGTCTTGTGATGGATCCTTGTCTTCCCATGTTTTGAATATGTCATTGATGTCCTCTGCATGAACCTGAGTATTGGTCATGTCCCTCTTACGATGCCGATCTATGTCATCCAGCTGCTTTATGGCACTGGATAGCACTGACTTAGCATCTTCTTTGTCTATCGTGGCGTTATGCAATGCGGATTGGAGGATGCTTCTACGTCTGACCTCGAGGTTTGCCTGTTCCTTATTGACTATGCTTTCTACTTCTTTGAGGATTAGCTCTGATCGAATGCCTGTCTTGGCACTCAGCATATCCATCCTGCGCTGCCATCTGGATGGCCGTGGATCATGAGCGATATAAGGGATCATATCCTCACAGATTTGCTCTGGCGGCAGGCTCTGGTCTATATGGTTCAGCAACCACTCGAATGCATCCATAGCCGGCAGGTTGAGGAACTCTGCTTTGCCATGTGTGCGTATGAAGTAATCAGGATCGCAGTTGTCCTTCTCTTCCTGCTCAGGTATCGTCACTATCTGGAATAGCATGTCGGGGCAGGACGGGGCTGTCTTCTTGAGGTAGTTGTCTACACCTACACGACCACCCGGATCTGAATCGAAGCACAACCTGACGCATTTGAATCCGGCCTTGGATATCTTTTGCATGTGCTCATTGGTCAGGGCAATGCCACAGGTACCAACAGCATTGTGTATACCATGCTGGAATGCCGTCACTACATCTGCATAGCCCTCAAAGACATACAGCGGCATATCTTTGTATCTTCTGGCTACATCCAGGCCATACAGGAACTGGCGCTTGTTGTACACATCCTTAGGTGAGTTGCTGTACTTGGGGAACGGGCAGATCTCCTCTTTGCCGTCGTCACCTATTCTGGGTGCAAACCATCTGTTATCTCTGGCTGCGAATGCTATGGGACTGCCATGCTCATCCTTAATGGTGAATGTCAGCTTATAATGACCGAACAGCATGTTGTTAAGGTATTGTGTTTTGGAGGAAGGTAATCTGGTATGGTTAAACAACTGTTCGAGCATTGTCTTGCTGGATATGCTGGCAATGCCCATCTCTTTGCACACTTCTGGGGTCCAACCACGTTGCGTGGCCAACCTCAGGTCGCCATGTTCGTTCAGAATATTGTAGGCTGTACGGTATAGGTTCTTGTGCTCCATCCAGCTGATCTCTTCTTCTGTGAGTCTGAGATCACGCTCGAATGGTATGTTGTACTTCTCTGCCAGGTAGTATATGTTATCTGTAACAAACCCCCGGCCTGTGATGGGGCGCTCTTCAACCATGTGTGCGGCTGTGAAGATGTCACCCTTGGCCAGGCATGCAAAGCAATAGAAGTGTATGGGATTATCCGGGTCTATGATGCTGCAGTTCGGTGTGTTCTTGTCTCTGTGTTCAGGATTGATACACAAGAACTTCTTACCGTCACTTGCGTCCCTCCCCTGCTCTCTAAGATACTCCGGCAGGTATAGTCTAATCCTGCTCTTCAGTTCCTCGAGCCTGTCCACTGCTGCGTTCATCTGTGCCTTTCATGGTTTCATAATAGTGCCTGTTGTATGCTCTTACATGTTCATTGTGTTGTCTCTTCCAGACAGTCGCTCTGGCAGCCATTCTTTCTCTTATACCAGGCCTATTGCGATACTCTCTGTGGTAGCAGGAGTCACACTGTCCGGACCGTCTGCGTATCTCCTTTACTTCACCGCATGTTGTACAAATATCAGTTCTTGCCATCTGTCATTTTTGTGGTATAATGGTTGTATGGATATAGATATAAGGGACATAGAACTTGGTACCATATGCCCGTACATGATGTATCTTGCTGAACAGCATGAGCCAATTCCATATGAGAGCGATGGATTCTGTGCCAGAGCAGCCCATATTCTTGATGCGTACTATGCACGCTATAATATAGGCAAAGCTACTGTCAGATCACGCCTTAAAGCTATGTTTATAGAGTACGTTGAGGAGCACTATAGGACTGAAGGTGGGGACATAAGCTGGCTTGAAGCCGAGACAATGCTGTTCGACAAATTCATTATACTTGCATTCAAGCTTGCTGATCCTACCTCCGATGTTCTCCCACGCCTACCCGTAGAATCTTCTATTGAATACAATCACAGCGTCAAAGGTTATATAGATGCCGTGGTTGAGTCCTATCGACGCCCTCGTGGGCTATCCATTATCCTGTATGCCAATAAGCCTATACATACAGGAGTACAACTGAGACACAGCTTCAGGCTTGCTTTCTACAAGACGGTGTTGTCCGGTATGTATGAACGACGCCAACTGGAGAAAGCCAAGTTCCAAATCTACTCCTTTGCACCTGCTTCACGGACCGAGGTGGCTCTGTCTGATGTCGACGTCCCACGCTTTAGGGAGCTGGCGGGACGCATAGCCACGATTAAAGCGCTCGGTCTATTTCATCCATGCCAAAACCCTCATTGCTATCGGTGTCAGTGGGCTGCTCATTGTTGTTACGGTCCGCATTAACTGCACGCAGTAGCAACCTGGATGGTCTGAATCTTATTCGTGTAGTACGTGGCACCCGGATGACTTCGCCTTTGTATATATTGTAGCCACACTTGTTTGTCTGTTCATAGAGCGCAAACCTGCCGAACTTCCACATGCTGATCTCTTCTCCGCTGATAAGGCTGTCCTTAATGGCGTCAACCACAGCGTCGACGGCAACCTTCGCCTGATCGCAGGTAAATTCGGTGTTCTTTGCCACGATGTTAATAATATCACTTGTTGATTTCATAGTACTGACAGTCTACGCTATACCCGGCAAATGTCAAGAGAATATTTGGATTTTAAGGGACTATTTATTCCACCTTGACCTCTTTGTCCTGTCAGAGAAGCGCCTAAACTCTTCTGTGGTATCTACTTCGCTGAACTTCTTCATGTCAACGATTCGGAACTCAAATCTCTTCTTACTTCGATTGGTATCTATCTTCCCGAGCACAACCCGGGGCTCACCATCCGCTATGGCATTGCTCAGCATCTTATGCATGTTGCTCTTGGCATATTTTGATGCCACTTTGACGGCACAGAAGGTCTCTTTGTCTTCCATCATAGGCAGGTCCGTGTTGTCTGCGATGTTGGTGTACAATAGACACGGTACGGCTACGAATTCCCACTTGGCCTTCCGGCTGTCTTCACCCTTGTGTATTTTTATGGCATCTGCTATGCTCACGCACCCCATCTTCAACAGGTGCTTCACCTCTTCGCCATGATACCGCACGATGGGACAGTCTTCCCTGAGTATAAACCCGAGATGGTAGGTCTCATCCCTATGCTCCTCAAGAAATGGTCTCTGTGGCTTCTCAGGCATATCTATGTACTGCATCAGTTCTGCCTTCTCCTCGTCTGTCTTCTTGCGCTTCCTTACGTTGCCGATCTTGCGTGTTACATCTTCTATGTTATCAAGGATCCAGTTCCTGTTTACTTCTGTCTGGCCTGGTGGGATAGCAAGCGAGTCAAAGAATCCTATCTTTGCCAGTACTTTGAAGGCAGCTTTGGCCATCGTCCTCCCTCTGTAGGCAACCACAAAGTCCACAAAGCTTTCAAAGGGACCGAATTCTTTGGTTTTCTCTACTGCTTCTGCAGCCTCTGCATCCAGGCCTTTGATGCCTGCCGTACCGATGCGGATTGTATTGGGTGGCTCTACAGTGCACATAGCATGACATGCATTGACATCAGGAGGCACAACTTTTATACCCATTATTCTGGCTTCAGATATGTGCTTACCGATCCGCTGCTTGTCTCTGATCCAGATATTCATCATGGCACATAGATATTCTGTTGGATATATGCTCTTCAGGTAGGCTGTCTTGTAAGCCAGGTATGCGTACGACACAGAGTGTGCCTTGTTGAATCCATACCTGCCGAAGGTTTCTATCTGACTCCATAGTGTGTTGACAGCATTATCATCACAACCAGTAACCTTTTTGCAGTCTCTTACAAATTCTTCCTGCAGAGCAGGCAGCTGGTCTCTCTTCTTCTTGGCTATGGCATACCGCAGATGGTCTGCCTTAAGTGCTGTCCACCCACATAGCTCGCGTGCTATCTGTATGATCTGCTCCTGGAATACAATGACACCATAGGTCTCTCCCAGCACATTCTTTAGCTGGGGAACAAGGAATGACAGGGGTTCTATGCCGGCTTTACGATCGATATACATGTCGACCATGTTCTTGCCAGTCACAGGGTCTTTGGCATCCAGTGGACCAGGCCTATAGAGCGCAATGAGATCTGCTATCTCACGGATGCTCTCCGGCTTCGCTTTGTGCGTGAGACCACCTATACCAGGGGTAGATATCTGGAACAGTTCTTCCCGCTCTTCCGTGGTACCCAGGTATTTATATACTCTGCCGTCATGGAGATCCAGCTTATGTATGTCAATGTCCTTGCCCTGGGTGATCTTTATTATCTTGCATGCTGCGTCCACCACGTCCAGTGTCTTGACAGCCAGACAGTCCAGCTTAAGTAGACCTGCATACTCTACGTCATCCTTATCATACTGGGTATTGATCTCATCTTTGTCCCTGAGATACCGCAGGGGATGGGTGAGTAACAGGGGGTCGCCTGATATTACGACGCCTGCAGCATGGGTACTCCATGTATGACGGCACCCTTCCAGTTCTACCATGGCATTATAGTACTTCTCCCTGAAGTCAGGGTTGGATGCTATGGCATTTGCAAGTTGTGGGTCTGCCTTGAACACTTCTTCTACTGTCTGGCTCGGGTCTTTGTCGTACTGGAACCCTATCTTAGATCGCAAGCTGATGTACGGGTCGTCCCAGCTCTCCTTCTCCTCTGGTGGGCATCCATCCTTCAGGTTAGCCAGTATGGGGAACACATGGTTGGCCAGACCCCGTGGTTTGTAGGACTGTGTGGTTCCAATCCGGCATACATGTCCTTCACCGAACACGTCTCGTATGTACTGGAAGACATCTTCCTGTCTGTTTGTTTGGAAGTCGATGTCAAAGTCCGGTGCTGACTTTCTGTCCGGGTTCAGGAACCTCTCGAAGTACAGGTTGTATTCCTCTGGGTCTGCTGTAACAATATTCAATGCCCGTGCAACCCGGGAGCTTGCGCCTGATCCACGACCGTCACCAACCAATATGTCATTGTTTCTTGCCCACTTAACAACATCCCATGCAATGAGGAAGTAGTTGTCAAAGTTCAGGTCATGAATAACCTTGAGCTCATACTCTATTTGCTTCTTTATTCTCTCCAGCATATCGGGCTTGGCATGAGGCCATGCCTGGGCAATGCCATTGCGTGCCAGCTCTTCCAGTGTCTGAGCAGGATTCTCTATGTTAGGCAGCTTTGGTACAGATACGACTGTTTTGGTGAGCAGGAAGCTGCACTTGCGTGCTATCTCAACGGTATTATCTATGGCATCCCTGCGTGGGATCCCCTGTTCCATTTCTTCCCTGCTCTTGAGATGGAAGTGACCCTGATACTTCTTTGGGTTTGGTTCGATCGCAAACCTGTTCTTGGTGTCACACTGCAGCACATCATGTGCAAACTTATGCTCAGCCAATACATAGTGGCAATCTCCTGTGGCTGCGAGCTTCACCTGGAACTGGTCTGCAAACTTGGCTATAGACTGGTTTATTATCGGTTCTGGTATGGTTTCTTTGGTGCCTGGTACATGGCAGTTATGTCCCACGTACAAAATCTCTATGTAGAAATCATCACCGAACGCTTCCTTGAATCTCTTCGTAAGGTATGTTGCCGGCCCACGTAGTGTAGACCTGCCCTTCAGTGACTCAGCTACAGCCTTGTATACATAGCCTGAAGCACAGGCTGTCATTAGTATCAGCCCTTCTGAGTGTTCCAGTAGGTCCTGCAGACATATTCTGGGGTGACCGTAGAACCCATAGATATGAGCTTTTGAATTCAGGTATGCCAGATTCTGATATCCGATATGGTCTTTAACAAGCAGGACTATATGGAAGTCGAGCAGTTGCTTAGCTTCAGGAGTCAACAGATTGGGGGACTGGACGCGAATTATATTACCGTCTTCATCGTATGGATACGGATCCCCTACAGCTAGATAGCCTTCCATGCCAAGTATGGGTTTGATTCCTACTTCCTGGCATGCTTGGGTAAACTTTACGGCACCAGCCATGTGTCCATGGTCTGTGATGGCAAGTGCTTCTTGTCCCATCTCCTTAGCACGAGTTGCCAGTGCCTCCGGTTTGCCTATGGCATCCTTCATTGAGAACACTGTATGACAGTGCAGATTTACAAATGACATTCCGTCTCCTTACCAGGACAGATGGTCCTCATGTATACATGCCAAGCTGAATATGCACGCTACTGCAAT